AAACTTTACTATCTACGGACAAGTGCCTAGCAAATCTAACGGCTATCGTATTGGCAATAATCGGCTTTATAAGTCTAAGACATTGCTCCAGTACGAAGAGAGCTTTAGATTGCAAACGCTAACGGTTCACGATACCATTAACGTAGAGTTTGGCATTAACATTATCGTTTACTTTCAGTCTAACCGGTCAGACTTAGACAACTCAGCAAAGGTTATTTTAGATTGCTTACAGAGCTGCGGTATTATAGCCAACGATCGGTTATGCGTTAGGCTAGTTATGATTAAGAAGATAGACAAGTTAAATCCAAGAATTGAAATTTTTATTTATAATTAAATTTAAGAATTGAAATTTCTATTTATGAGGATTCCGAGTAATTACCAGAAGGCAGTTGATTGGATTGATGCACAAAGCGTACAACCAAACACAGAGCTAGACTTAGGCAATGGAATTATTGTAAATGATTTATTATTATGTTTACGAACTAATCGAGAAAGATTAATACATTGCGAAGGAAGGTTGCAATTACTCAGCTTCCTAAAAGTTAAAATGATTAAAGATAAACTAAACCAAATCAAATGAAAAAGCTTACAGACAAAGAAACATTTGTGATTTACGCAGGATTAACCAACGCGTTAGTAGATCACATTGAGAACGACTTCCGTGAATCCATTTACAATAAGCAATCCTTAAAGTTTAAAAGCCAGAACTTACTTAAAGAATTAATAACCATTACCGATAAGCTTTACGCTAAAGGTTCTTATGGCGATGCGGTAGACCAGCATGTTATGGCTGGCGATGTAATGCTAAAGTTCTTCAAGCTCGGAATGATAATGGCTGAGATGGACGAGGTAAGACACGAAGGTCTTAATACTCAGCTAAATATATTGCTTAAATCTTATGGCTTAGATATTGATTTTTAGGGAGTTAGCATTGAATATTAAAAAAATGTTTATAGATTTATACAACATTAAGTGCAACATTTAACACTTTTAATTGTCTTTAATAATAAAATCTTAGTTTTTATACCTTAACGGGTATTTTAAAGCACAAATTTATGTCACATATTTTTAAAAAATTGTGACACATTTAACAATTCACATTTAAAAACTTAACAAAATGAAGAAATTTATCAAGATTACAACAAGAAGCGAAGACGGCGGTATTGTAAGAAGTTGGATTGATCAAGAGCAAATTGCACAATTGTCTCAGCATACTCAACAGCAAGGAGATAATGAAGGAACTTGTAGATTTGTTGACGGTTCAATTTTAGAGCTTATTACATTTAACGAAACTTTAGATTCTTTAAACTAGATGGAAGAGTTTGTCGAAAAGGTTTGGGACGATATGCCGATAATCATTGAGGACATACCTGAGCCGGCTAAAGTAGATTTAGTTAATTCGCCTTCTCACTATCAAGGTAACAAGTTTGAGGTTATTGATATAATAGATGACTTTAATTTAAGCTTTAATACTGGGAACGCAATCAAGTATATTTTGAGAGCTGATAAGAAGGGCAACCAAAAACAAGATCTGCTAAAAGCCATTTGGTACTTGGAGCATGAGCTTAATAAACTGAATGGATAAATTAATTATTGAAGCCATTTTCGTAGCTATTGCGGAAGTGGCTTTTATTGTTTTTATGATTTATATGATTATTCAAAAATCTAAAGAACGATGAACGCAAAAACTCGAAGCGAACTTATTGCAGAACTTTACGAAAGTAAAGAGATAGCCTCCGCGCTACGGAAGATGCAACCAGCTTCACTAAGAGACGAACTCCGCCAAGAGATGTTTGTTAGCCTTTGCTCAATAACAGATGAGAAGTTCTGGAGCATTTATAATAACAATGGCTTAGGCGGTTTAAAGTTCTGGCTAGTAAGGTGCATGCTTAATATGATTTATTCGACTTCGATGAATCAGCCATTCTTTAGAAACTTCAGAGCTAAGTACGAAAGCATTGAAGGCTTTGAAAACATAGCAGATGTAGAGGACAATTCTAAGGAAGGCAAAGAATTGCTATTTATCAAAGTAGAACAGAATCGTAAATCTCTTTCTTGGTATGAGGATAGAATGCTAGAGGCTTGGATTGATTTAGGATTCAATCAGACAGAGGTATCACGAAAAACTAAGATTCCTTACCAAAGCGTAGTCAAGGCGATTACCATAATCAGAAAAAAGCTAAGAGATGACAGATAATTTGAAACCATACGAACGAGCTGAGTACCTAGTCAATCAAGGAGTTTACTTTACCGGTAACAAGGAGAAGGCTAAGGAGTTTGCTTTGTTTATTTGTCAAGTAGTCAAAGACCAGAAGCTTAAAATTGATGATCGTTTTTACTGGGAATTAGTAGTAGAAGAAATTTATAACACATGATAATAATAGCAGCGATTGCATTTGCGGTATTTGTAAACATGACAAACCTGCATAAAAGTTTTTATTTAAACTTTAAGCCATTTAATTGCGTACCTTGTCTAAGCACTTGGTCTGCAATGATTATGTTTTTGATGCCAGACAATTTAGTAAGCTTTATCGCTTCTATCTTTGTGGCTGGTGTAGTAGGCGGAGTGCTTTACAGATTACTTTTAAAACTATGACAACTGAAGATATTAAATTCTTAGAGGAGCATATCATTAACTTCGAAGCGGTCAAGCTTGGATTTAGTAGGCATATTGACTTTCCGATACTAGACGAATATACTCGAATCTACCAACGCAACTTAGATCAGCAATTTGTACTAAACGCATGGTGTGGCGCCTGCGTGTTTGACTTACTTAAAAGATTATCTGCGCATTACGATGGCATTAAGTTCATGGAAAAGCGCAACGCATTACAACCAACCGAAACGAATGAGCAACCAATTAAGAATACTAGGAAGCGGAAGCAGGCATAGCGGAGTCACATACCATCGAATCGCTTTACCTTTGTCTACAATGGAAAAGCAGTATGCGCTAATTACAGATACTCCAACAGAAGAAATGATTAAGGAGAAGGATATAAATATCTTTCTTGTCAATCGGTTTTGCGAGACTGAGAGCTTAATTAAAATCCTAGAATGGAAGCAGAAGTATGGCTTTAAATTGGTGGTAGATATTGATGACTACTGGGAACTATTTACTCAGCATTTATCATATTCCAATTACCGGTTAAATGGAATAGGTAAAATTATCCAATCCTACATTAAGCATGCAGACCTAGTTACTTGTACTCATTCGAGGCTATGGGCAGAGATAATTAAGATTAACAAAAACTGCAAAGTAATACCTAACGCTTTGCCATTTGATAAAGACCAGTTTACGATTGTAAAGATTCCGCATGACAAGGTAACCATTGCGCATACTGGAAGCATTACTCATTATCCAGACATTAAGCAACTTAAAGCACCGATTTATGCTTTGTCAAAAGATAAGCGATTTGCGGCAAATACGAGGATGCTACTTTGCGGATGGAATGAATTTAACAAATGGCATTGGGACGAGATGGCAAATATCTACACGGCCAACGAAAAGCTAGAATATAAAATACTTGAGAGCTTACCGGTAGACCTTTATATGAACCATTACGCGGAGGCCGACATACTTGTAACTCCTTTGCTTGATAATAGATTTAATAAGCTAAAGTCAAATCTAAAGGCATTGGAAGCTGGCGCAAAGAACATTCCGATAATGGCAATGAACCGCGATCCCTACGCAGACATTCCGACCATATTTCCAGTTACAAATTGGGAGAAAGATTTAAGACGGATGGCAGAGAGCAAGGATATGCGAGAAGACTACGGTTTAAGTAATGGCGAATATGTTCGAAAGCATTACGATTTATTTCGCCACAACATAGCTAGAACGGCTATTTATAATAAACTATTAAGGTAATGCCAGTAATTAAATGTAGTAACGGAAAGTACAGAATCGGTGGAGGCGCTTGCGTGTATGACACAGAAGAAAAAGCTACGGAAGTTTGGCAAGCAATCCTTGCAAGTGGCCAATTTGTAGATAGCTATAATGACTATCCAGAAGCTGCGGTAAATAACGCAAGGCGAGCGGTAGAATATGCGAGTAAGAATGGCTGGGGTTCTTGTGGTACTGCGGTAGGAAAAGCAAGAGCAAACCAATTAGCAAAGCGCGAAAATATTACAAGAGATACGATTGCTCGAATGGCTTCATTTAAAAGGCATCAACAAAATAAAGATGTTCCTTACGATGAAGGATGCGGAGGCTTAATGTGGGATGCTTGGGGCGGAACTGAAGGAGTAGAATGGGCAATAAGAAAACTAGAGCAAATTGATAATGCAAGCAACTGACAAAGAGTTTTTCGAGCATGAGATTCATAACGGAATTACTCCAGAGAATCCAGAGTATTTTATGCT